TTTTACCATAATACCACAACATGTAGCTCTGTGTACAGTATACCCATCAGTTGAGTGAGCCATAAGACTTCTTTCACCGTTAGCAGACCAAGGATTTCTCAAACCTGGTTCGTAACCCATGATATCATCTGATCCTTTAACATATACTTTACGGATGTTTGGTTCTCCATCAGAAGTACCTACGTCCATGATATCATATCTGTAAGATTCAGCAACACCACCAGAAGGGTGAAGTTCTTTATTTCTCTCTCTATCATCATACAATGAATGAGTAGCTACAGTAACTCTGATGTTTTGAGGCCCCATGTACTCAACGAATTGTCCACCGTAACCCATAGGTTTCTTAACTCCATCTTTTGAAGTAGTGTAAATTCTTTCATCATCTCTAGCTGGAGTAAACAATTGAGAATAGTTCTCAATAGCTTTATGGAACTGAATAGCACCACGCTCACCAGTTAACATTACAAATTCTCTCTTATCAGTAGGTAGTTTCCCCTCAGAAAGTTCAACTAATACGTCAAGTAAGAAATCAATGTTAAATGCGTTATAAGCAACAGTGTTAGCAGACTCCATTTGTTGTCTAAGACCAGCACCTTGTTTCTTAATGTGTCCAGACTTACCAGTATTTTGATAAGTACCGTCATCTTTTCTATTTGAACGAGAGAACATCATTAATCTGTTCTTTTCCATTCTGAATTGTTTTTCAAATTCAAAATCTTCATACTGTGTCCAAGTAGCATATTGTTGACCATCATCACCCAACCAAGGGAATGCAAGTGGTCTGTTAATCATGTTACCAGGAGTAGTATGCTCCATTCTAATCATAGTAAATGCATTTCTCATTGTGAATGGAGATGTGAAGTTAATCCCACCACCTTTTTTCGACAATGTTTGCTCAACTAAAGAGAAGTCTTTTGAGAATCTCTTACCTGCAGTAAGTTCTTCATAAGGTACAAATAGATCTTCGTCACCAGTTAATAGTTTAACTCGATAAACCCAGTTAGTTCCATCTGGAGTTGGGTTATCTTGAATTTGCATTTGGTATCTCTCATTTTTGTGACCTACAATAACGTGTTCGTCAGTAAACCATTGCTCTGGGAAAACCAATTCAAATTCTGTGAATGCTTTACCTGCTTCTGAAGCAGCAGTAATAGCAGTACCATTAATTCTAGCTTCTACTAGAGGTACATTCTTTTTACCAGAACCTACTAAGTCCCAAGTAAAATCATCATCAGTTTCTAAGTACTTTGGTGTAAATTGATCCAAGAATGAATCTAAATCCAGACCGAAGTTTGTTTGAGCAATTCTAGTCATTAGCTTACTAGCAGCTTGAGGCTTAGTAGCAAAGATAGAACCTAAGTGGTTCTTATCTGTAAGACCTGCCCATGACTTAGCTTCTGTCATTTGAAGGTTACTAATCTTTGGCATTTTTATTTGTTTTTATATAATTTACAATTTAATCTAAAAAGCTGTTAAGTGCATCATCAAATGAACCTGACTTATTACCTCCACCATTTTTAGGTTTATCAGATTTTAAGAATCCTGTACCTTCTTTAAGCAGTTCGTTAAGTCCACTTGCAGCTTTTGCATCTGCAGCTTTTCTTATTTTACTAAAATCTGGTATTTCATTAAACATTCCCAAGTTGTAATAATATGCAATCATCATATCAAACTTTTCTGGGTTTTCTGCTCTTAACTTACCAATAGCATTTACTTTAGCACCATCAATTTCACCTACTGGTGTAGTCATGGTATTATAAATGTTTTTCTTTACTGTATCAGTAAGTGGAATACCAGTTATAATTTCATTTTTAGAGTTGATAAATTCCTCAGTTGATTTTAACTTATTCTGTCTTTCTTCTTCTAAAGATTTCATTTGAGCTTCAGCCTGTTCTTCTAATTGAAGTTTATAAGCCTGCTCATATTTAATAAGTTTGTCTCTGGCTTCAATTGCTTTAGTTTTTAGTTTATCTCCACCTACTTCTTTATAGGTGTTAATAGTATCTGCAGCATCTTCTTCTGAGAAACCAGTTTGGATTAACATTCTCCTAACTAGTTCTTGTTGCCAGTCAACTCTTTGTTCAATCTGTTCATTACTTATTTGTGTATAAGACTCTTCTCTAGCGTTGGAATTTACATAATTCTCAATAGGAACTCCTTTTTCAAATGCTTCTAACGCTTTTTGTTGTTTTTCAGTTAAACCACCTTTAACTTTTTCGTTAATAGATTCATTTAACTTATCACGTAAGAATTGAGCAACATCTTCAACACCTTCTAATTCTTCTTCAGTCACGTTAATGAAGCCCTCTGCACCGAGAGCTGAAACAAGACCAGAAGAAAGAGGAGACGAAGAAGAACCACTACTGTCATCTTCTGTAGTGGAAGAAGTGGTCTTATTATCAGTCTCGTTGGTGTCAGAGGTTTTCACAAATAAATCTGTATCAACTAAACCATCCTCGTTAGGTTGGTTTTGGGTTTCATCAGTAGACGTTGATACTATTTCTTCTTCTTGTGTATCTACTGTTGTTTCTTCTTTCGTCTGTGTTGGGGGAGTACTTTCTCCAGTATTGATTACAGCTTCTTCTAAGTTGAAATCAAAGTCCCCAAACAAATTGTCTCCGTCTTTACTCATTGTTTAAGTATTTAATTTGTTCAAAAATAATAATAAATATTATAAAGGCTAACAAAAAATATTACGTTTAAGCGTTATGTATAGCTATTACTTAGTAGTAGTATTTTTAGGTTTAGCACTTGCTTTTATTCTTTCTACTTCTTTTTGGTGTTTTCTATCCTTCTCGTTTTCTTTAGATTCATGATCTAATTTAGACTGAAGCATTAACTTATCACTTTCAGCTTTTAACTTAGCTATATTAGACTTGGTAGCTTCTCTTTCAAGTTCTATCTCATCAATAATACCATCATTATCAGCATCTCTATCACTAACAAATTTAGCTTGAGCTTTCATATTTTCTATCTGCATTTTATAAGTATACTCCTTATCTATCTTAGACATCTCGAAGTTTTGATTAGCTTCTTGAGCTTCTTTTGCAGCTTGGATATTTTGCTGATTAATTCGTTCAGCTTGCTCTTGTTGTTTTTGTTGTTCTTGTTTCTGTTTAACTTCAGCTTGTTCAAGTCTTCTTCTAGTAGCAGTAATAGAAGGATTCATATAGATATCAATAATTTCTTTAAATGATATCTTATCGTTTTGAAGTCCTGCATGTGCAAATTCTTTTAGAGACTGCATTAGTTCTATATCGTTATGTCCAGATGTAAGTATTACTCCTGCATCACAATCTAATACTGGGTCATCAGCTTCAATAGTAAATGTTTGATCTGTAAGGTCGTCTGTTACATAAGACAGAACTTGTTTCTTACCTTTCCATGCAACTTTAGCTGTTTCTAATAACATAGTCAAAACTTTAGTTTTAACCATATCATGCAAGCTAAAGTACTTCTCAGTAATTATATTAGATTGAGATATAGATCTTTCAACACCTCTAACAGTTTCTCTATTCTCCATTTGACCTTCACGTTGTCTAGTAATACCAGCAATCTGACCAAGTTGTTCTTCTAAGAATTGGAGCATTAGTATATGTTGTTGAATATAGCTACCCATTTCTAAATCTATAGCAGAGGAAGCTCCTGACATTTGACCTGCTAATTTACCTGTAGCTGGCCCTTTCTGTACTTCATTAAAGTCATCTTCAATTAACCACCCATTAATTTCAGCATATTGTAACCACATCTTTGGTTCCCAACCATCTGGCATTTTAGATAAAGATATTTTACCAATTTTACCTTTAGCTCTAGCAAAGGCTAACTCTGTTCTATACATAAATACATTGTATAAGTATTGGTAAGGTTTCATTCTATCCATTAAAGATTTAGATTTAGATACATTAGTGTTGTATGCTAAACCTACATATCCGGAGTGACATTGTGATATATTGTGTATGCTTCTGAATTGGATAGGTCGTTTCTGCATTTTGATGTAAATGGCTTTCTTATCATTTTCACCCATTCCACCACCACCAATTCTAGTAGCTTCTAACCATTCAGAAATCCATACCCATTTAATCTGGTCTGTTAATCCTGGTTTATATCTTTCATCTACAATCTTTTCAAACTTATTATTATCATCATCAAAATAAGTTAAGATACCTACTTTTCTTTTAGTCTTCCATACAACACGCATAACTCTAATGTTACCGTCTGTATCATAAGCAGAACCAAATTGACTTCTAATATCTCTTTCAAGATTAAGAATACCATCCCAAACAATATCTTCTTCTTTGTCACCAATAGATACCATATTATCCCCACCTTCGTAGGAGAACTGGTCATCAATTAATTTAACTTGTTTGTCAGTTAAATCACTATAATATTTATCTAATATTTGACCTTCAGAAAAATACCCATCTTCTATAATAATATCTGCATCATCAATCCAAGGTGATTCACCTGAACGAATAGTATGTAAGTTTAGGGTATTTACTTTTCTAACTACAGGGTTACCATTTTCAATGTCTACACAATATATTTCTTCACCAGCAATAAGTACATCTTCAAAACCTTTAGAAAACATTTCTTTAAGGTTTCTGGTTTGGAATAAATAGTTTAGTATGTGTCTAGCTCGTCTTTCTACTTGGTCTTGCCATTCATAGTTCATGTACTCTTTGAAGTTATCTACTTCTTTTTTAAGTTCATCACGATCTATGTTTTCTTTAGTAACTTGAGATGTAATAAATTTTTTATACTCTTCTTTTTTAGCACGTTCTTTAGCAGAAATAGCTTCATCATTGAGTACTCTAATTTGATAGTCGAATCTTCTTTTTCTTTCTTCACCTATTAGTACATCTATCTTAGGTATAACTAATGGGTAGTTTTGCATTTTAGCAGGAAAAGAATCTGAATCAAACCCATAAGGGTTACACGCTCTTTCGATATCTTTTGTATCTAGAATATCATTATATAGGTCATAATTAATTTGTTTATTAATATATGACTGTCTAATCATAGGATCTCTAAACAGTGCTAAATCTTCAGCAGCCTCTACACACTCTTCATACCATTTCTTAGTCTTCTTAGAATTAGGTAATTTCTGTTTAGGAAACTTTTTATTATATTTTAAGTTTGTACTCATTGTTTAAAAAATATATTACATTTTGTAAAAATACTATAAATATCAAAATTTCATACGTTTTATTTTGTCTACCATATAGCTGTTATTTTTAGTTCCGAATTGTTGGAACCAAAAAGGGTTTCCAGAAACACCTAATTCTTTATCTTCTTTTCTATAATCTAATATCTTATAAATATCTTCTCTATAGATCATAAGCATACCTAAACTAGATACACGGTCAAAGTTACCATCTGGATGCCATGCAATTAATTCTTCTAGTAAAGGTAGTGAACGTATTCTATGTAGATTCAGTACTGGTTCTTCAGCATCTTCTGGTTGATGTAGAGCTGGAGATAGTAACCACTTCTTAACTAGATTTAAAGCATATACATTAACTGCTTTACTAGCTGGTGTACCAAATCTCTTGTTACCTATCTTATTAATAGTAACATTCATTGTATCTCTAAGTATCTCTGGTGTCTCACATAAGAACCCTAGAGAGTTCATGTTTCTGTAGTATGTATATAGCCCCTTCTTATTGTTCTCATAGTTCATGGTAGCATTATAGTACTTAAGTAGTAACCTTTGTTGTTCAAAGTATTCTTCAGTAATCTGTGGTCTACCTGTATATTCTGCAACAATATCTCCAGTAAGGGTATTCATGATAAATGTTGAGAGTAGTGAGTTAGTTCCAGAACCGTCATCATCAACGGGGTCACACCCTGCAATGTATCTGAATCTAGGTATTTGTCCATCACTGTCTGTAATTGGGTGTTCAAATATTTCAATACCACCAGGCATTTGTTCTGTATGTGGAAACTTAGAAATTATATTTACATTATGACCTGTAACATGTTTTATAGCTTGACCATTAACTACCATCTTACCCTTCCATGATGCATTAATTAATGAACTATTTACTTTAACTTCAGCATATCTTTGTTTAAGTTCGTATACTGGGAACAGTGTACCAGTAGTTCTCATTACAGCTTCCTGTGGTACAATAGGTTCTTCAGCCATTCTTTGAGTAATAGCTTTAGGGTCAGTACTATTCTCTCTTACTAATTTTCTATCTACTAGTATTTCTAGTAGTGCCTTTATAACATCTGGTTCACCTGTTTCTTCACAGTAACAACCATTTCTATTGATATAAGCCCCCCAGAAAAAGCCACATTCACCATTAGCATTTTTATCATATACATTAGGTACTGAATAAATGTTATATGCATCTGGGTTGTAGAATAGTTTTTCTGAACCTTCAAAGCTGGCCCCTTCTGTACCCCCTGTACCACCTGCAAGCATGAAACCAAATGATACATCACCATCTTCTACTGCTTTACGGTTTACCCCCCAAGCTTTTTCTAGATTAGGGAAAAGACCATCTTCTTCATAATGAATCAATGGTCCACGAATACCCCTTGCTTTATCTGGGTTATCTTTAAGTGAGATTCCAAATACAGATGAAAGTAGACCTTTTCTTGAACCGTACTCATCTTGAAAACCAAGCTGTATTTCCATATCACTTAGTTTATTAGCTAATCTCAATCTAGGCCATGGGGTATTTTCTGCAATCCAATCTAGATTATCTACTACCTTACCCCATATACCTTTATCACCTTCTAGGAATGTTTTCTCAGATGCTAGGTGAAAGTTAGGGTTACC